AAATCTTCCAGTCCCAAAACCGCTTCGTAAGCCAGTAGATCGAACGCAACAGGCGCTCATTCGGCTTGGTGTGGATTTGCAGCTTCTTCGCTCTGCGCCGGAAATAACCCCTCTCCTCAAGAACGCCGAAGGTGGCCTTAAGGCCGTCCTCGGCGCGATGCGCTTCGTTGCCGATGATCCCTCAATCCAAGCGTTTCTAGAAAAGTACGACGAGATTCCTTCCGGCGACCGGGAGAAGCTTTCGTGGGAAGCTATCGCTCTGGCGGCAGGATTAGACCTTCGCATCTTCCTCGGTTCCGCGATGCTGGCGCTGCAATCGCAGGCGGTCAACATGGTGAAGATTATCGCCATGACGAGCCATCCCCGGATCACGAAGGCCAGAGTGAAGTACGGCCTCTTGCCCAGCGGCGAGAAGGATAGGACTGCTCTGGATACCGCGATGGGCTTCCTGCCATCCCCCAAGGGACCAACCTTCATTGGGAAAGCTGTCTTTGGTTCCGGAAAGCAAACGATGAAAGATCAAGGGGCGGGGCGGGATGATGACGACGATGATGACGATGGAGTGATCGACGCAGGCGACAGTGAAGCGGATTCCAACTTCCTGTTTCCAGATTCTAGAGACATCCAAGAAAAGATCAATCCTATTCGACAGAAGCTCTTGGGGGGCAATAAGTAATGTACTCCCAAAAGATCATCAATCACTCCCTTGAACTATTTGAAGCAGAGAACAAATGGCTTCCCAAGTACCACTCCTACGACGAAGTTCTGGAGTTCACAAAGTATATTGACTCGCTCGTAGAGATCGAATCGAACTCGAAGACGAGCGAAATCAGGGTCACGAAAAGGCTAAGCGCCAGCAGGCAACAGGAGATCAGGAGGTGGGTACAGAACGAGCAAGCATTGTGCTCTTTGGATAGCGGGTATTGGGATCGTAATTATGCTTGGGTCGCCGACGAAAAAGGCCAGATTTTCAAGTTCAAGAACCGTAAGTCGCAAGAGGTTTTCGACTCAGTGATTGCGGGGTTCGACGAAGATCAGGTGTCGATTGAGATTCTATGCCTTAAGGGCCGTCAGGTGGGCATCACGACGAAAGTCGCGCTCAAATTCATTCACCGTATGCTTTTCATCCCGCATACGCAAGCGGTTATGGCGTCGGTCCAGCGCGACAAGTCAGACCTTATCGAACGCATCCTCAACACAGCGTACAATCGCTGTCCGTGGTGGCTGGTGCCGCTCAGGATGCCGAAGAAGTCGTTCGACAATGGATCGATCCTTTCGATCCAGTCAGGTATGCAGGCGACAGGTATTGCTCAGGGATGGACCCCGCAGTTGATCCACATCTCCGAGGTCAGCCTCATCCCTAATCCGAAGGAAACGATTGAAGAAGGTCTACTCCCGGCCACGCACAGTTCTAAGAACCTCTTCATGGTGTTCGAGGGAACGGGATCAGGAAACGTAGGATGGTTTCCGGACTACTGGAGAGACTCGAAGAAGAACTGGCCGCTTGGTCTATCACGTATGTGTCCGGTATTCATCTCGTGGCCTCTGGCTACCGATCTTTACCCACAGGAAGACTGGCTGCGGAAGTTCCCCATCCCCGGAAGCTTTTTGCACGACCAATTGGATGCAACCAAGAAGCACGTGGCCCGTTGCGAATCGTACATCCGAAATACTCCATATCTGTCAAGAGTAGTTGGCAAGGATTATCGGATGCCCATCGAGCAGCAGTGGTTCTGGGAGTTCGAATACCGTCAGGCCAAGGAAAAGCACACACTCCAGAAGTTCGCAGCGCGTATGCCTGCGGACGACTTTGAGGCGTTGACTGGCGTCCACGACAGCGTGTTCGATATGGAAGTTCTGGCGGAGCTTGAAGACAACATCTATGAGGTGCGGGTGGTCGGGGGAGAGGCAGTCAAAGAACGGCGTACTCCCGTGGAGTCCTATGCCATCATCGGGCATGACGTGGATGAGATATTTCATCCTGATCCAGACTTGATTGACCACACGAAGGAAAAAATAAAGGTGGAGTGGCGGTCGTTCCGTGGAAACGAGTACGAGTGGTGGATGCTTCCGCTGAAGTATCAGGACGAGACTTTCGAAGGCAACACGATGGATCGCTTGCTTATTTACGATCCGCCGCAGCGGGGATTGTATTATGCCTGCGGCGTCGATACCGCTGACGGTCTAGGCAAAGAGGATGAAGATCGTTCGGTTCTGTCTGTCACCAATAATCGTTTCAACGGGGAGTCTGATTACCAATGCGCCGAGTACACAACGAACAGGGTCAATTCTGCGCAGATCGTTCCCTTCGCCGCTTGTCTAGGTGCGTATTACGGAAAGATGTGTCCTGACGGTCGCGGGATGAAGTACGTCATCGAACAGGTGAGAGGGCCGGGAGATACATGCCAGCACCAGTTGAAGATGATGGGATTTAATAACCATCACAAGCCACGCCGCTACGATTCGAAGAAGATCAAGGACACCCCCGGAACGAAGGAAGGGTGGTATTCGAACGGGTGGTCTGTGCCGATGTTGATGGACCGATTCCGCGAAGCCGTAAATGGTGGTTGGTACATTCCGCGCTCAAAGTGGTTGATCGAAGAGCTTCGAACACTGGAGCGCCATGAGACGGCGGGTAAGTCAAAAATGGAGCATCGCAGCGGACAACATGATGATAGAGTGAGGGGGGCCGCGCAGTCTTACTTTACAGCACACGACATGGATATCCTTACGGAACGTGCTCAGAAGCGGAGTGCTCCACCGAGGAAGATAGAGCGTCCCAAGGGTCCGGGAACAGCAAACCAGATGGCAGTAGGAGACGGTTGGTAGATGAAGATGCAACGCAACGCCCAGCTTGGGAAGCCAATATGCTTTTATTTCTCAAATCCCGCCGTCTATGGTGGCACGGGCGAGATTATCATGGGCCTTCCTGAACAGTACGCTGCGCCTCCGGGCTTCGAAAAGATTGTCTGTACGAACGTGGCGTCCGCCGAGAGGTGGTCCGCAAGGATGCGCGTGTGGGAAGAGACAAAAGAGAAGATCGCGCAAGCATACCAGAGACATCAGGAATCCGAGCAGGTAGAAGCCATGCGGAGCCAGATGCGGGCAAACATTGCCAACGCTCGAAATCCAGTAAATCGCGACTTCGCAATTAAGGCGTTGGAGAACTTCGATAAGCGGTACGAAGATCGGTTTAATATGGAGCGAACGAGCTTCCTTCATCTTGAGGGCTATGAAGAGAAAGACAAGTCCGTGAAGACGTCGAAGGTACGGCTGCCGAACAAACAGCATTTCAGGGACATTGCAGATTTCGAGGAGTAACTATGAATGAGATTCAATTTGACCATGAGGTAATTAGTTCTCTCTTGATGATGATGGCTGCTCTCATTGGAGTTTTGATAGCCATAGCCTTTAGGGAGAGGAAAGATAAGCCAAAGGAAATTAAAAGAGATTTCACAACGACCTCTTGGTATAGAAAGGCATTCCCCGATGAGGGTGATTACGCTGACAAGCTGTTAAGGCACGCCCCGCTTGGGCGTACTCCAACCCACGCGGAACTCGATAAAATTTGGGACCACATATTCTGTGCTGGACATGGATGGGTTCCGCCTTCACAGCGTCAGGAGAATCCCCATGAGTAGTCGCGATGCGGTTCTATTGGGAATGTTCTTCGGGGCTACGCTCGAAGGCTTGACAATATGTTTCTTCTATTTGTTCGGCGGAGAGTTTCAACAGGAAAAATCAACCGGGAGAAAAGAAAATGATTACGATTCATAAGAGTCCCACTGCTGATAGCCGTACATGCGATTTCGCCAACACCACCAAAGAAACGTTATTAGAGAGCAGCGTGCGACACATAGAAGACGTGCGTCATGGCTTGTTCTTTTTTGAGTATCTTGTACATGAAGCTGCCTACGCTCATGACACCGACAAGATCACAGATATCGATGAATTCCACAGAGATTTTTTGACTGGATTCAAGCGGACTGAGTGGTGGGATAGGCATCGTAAAATCAATCGCCACCACTTGCTTCAGGCAGACGGCGTGCCGCAGGATGTGAATCTGATTGACGTTTTGGACATGATTGCCGATTGTGTAATGGCGGGAATGGCGCGGACAGGTAGCGTCTATCCACTCAACATCGAACCTGAAGTGTTGATGCGAGCCTTCCAAAACACGGTGGAACTTCTGAAGGCCAACGTGGAGGTGGCGGAGTAATGACACGTAAGGAACTGGAGGCTAACTGTCCAGAGGGGTATACCGTTGCCCTTCCCGGCCAGAACATTGACATGCTGGGAAAGACGGAGTTCTGGGGCATCTATGAGCATCATTCGGAACCTGATCTCGTCAGAATTCCGCAAGACTTGGTGGACACTCCTGATGGTCCTCCCGCGAAACGAATTCCGAGGGAGTGGGGAAGGCTCTTATATTGCAAGGTAGTCTAGAGCCGTCCCATCAATAGTAGGACAATCAGGATAACCAGCAAGAGTCCGCCGAGGCCGAAACCTCCGTAATATCCCGGCCCCGGCCCAAGCTGCCATCCTCCCAGACAAAACAAAAGGATGAGGACGATCAGGACGATAATCATTGAGCTACCTCACTACTTGATTAGTGCTCCGAAATCGTGCCATCCGAGTATGCCAACCAGAATCCAGAGGATCAGGTAGGCCCCCGCTCTGCGATACCAAAGTGGTTGACCCGCTTCGTAGTTCGACCATACCCCAAACAGGATGGCAATCACATAGATTGTCCAAAACAGATAACCCATTGGCATAGAAATACCTCGCGTTACTGTAGGATGCAGGTTCAGGCCGCAGCGCATAAACAAATTTATGGACGCGCAGGAATATTTGCTCTATACTCGCACGGAGTAAGCACTTGTGCAAACGTATCTTGGCATAGGGAACCAAGATAACCGGGAGAGATTGAGACTGCGCCTTGCCAGTAATGGGAGAGTCAACCTCGTATTTCCGGGATAAAAACGAGACTTCCAGTTGGCAATTCAGCCCATTCTGGTCGCACCCCGAACAGATTTACGCGGACGTGGAGAATCAGATTCAAGAAGGCGAAGGCTTTCTCTCGTCGCAAAAGTGCTACAAGGACCTCTCTAAAAATCTCCGTATTTTCAACGCAGTCTTCAACGACAATTGCCGTTCGACTCTCGTAACCAACACCCTGAAGTACGATATTCGAAAGTTCTGCGAGACGCTGGCGCAAGTTCGCGAGATCGCCGGGTACGGGTCGGATAACCCGTCGTACAAGAAGATGGCGGAGATGCTGACGAAGGTCTCCAAATGCGTCTACCTAGAATCTGATTTTCCCTTTCAAATCCTGAAGGTCCTGCAATATGCCGCCGTCATGGGGATCGGCTATCTATGGCCGAAGGTTAGGGCGACCGAGTACGGCTATGGCGAGCGGAGGATGGAGTTTGATGCGCTGGGCCTCTTGGATGTAATTCCCAGCCAGATTCCTTCCCGCACCAATGACATTCAGGATGCCTACGCGGTCACGATCTACGACTATATGCCTATCGCGGAGGCGCATGGTCGCTTTCCCCTCTTCCAGAATGACATTCAAACAGTGGGGTTCCGCCGCAACTACCAGACGCGGATGCAGGCGCAGCGCGTCGATGTCGCGGAGAGAAACCGCTATGGCGATGTAGGCCGTTCGTTTGGCAACTTGTACGCCGAAATCCGCTACACGTTTGTTCGTGATTTGAGAATCAACAACACCGGCTACGAGCTTCCCATGGGGGATATGGGGACGACGTGGTTCTATCGAGTACCTCACGTTGGCCAAAGAATTTTCGGCGGCATGAGGAATGGGGAACCATTCTATATTCCTGCCGAGCCGGAGCACTGCCGGGTCTATCCAAATCTTCGCCTTATTATCACCTCCACAGGTATGGCGAAGCCAATGTACGACGGTCCCGCCTTCGATTGGGACCCTCGTATGCCAATCATCCAGTACACCGTGGATGACTGGGCATGGGAGCCGCTGGGACGCTCCATCGTAGGGGATGTTGCCAGCATCGAGCAGACGATTCGGAAGCATGAGCGTTTGATGGATCAGGGCTTGGCTGCCGCGATGAATCCGCCGATGGGCTACAACCATACGGAAACAGGTGGCCCCAAGGTTGAGCACTTTGACATATTCGAGCCGGACGTTCGCCTTGGCGTGGATGGAAAGCCGAGTGACGTTTTCCACTCGATCCTTCCGGACATTTCTCCAGACGAAAAGAACTTCAAGTTCGTAGAGACGCTTCGTGCCGTGCAGGGCAAGCAGCTAGGTCTCGAAGACCTTGGCAACCTTGGAGCCAACATGAAGCTCCAGATTGCTTCGGACACTGCGGACAAGATGCTGGAGTCGATTGGGCCTGTCGGCAAGGGAATAGCGCAGCGCGTCGAGAAGGCAAATAAGTCCGTTGGGCAAAGGGTAAAGTACCTTATCTTACAGTGGTTTGATACCCAAAGAATTATGGAATATGTTGGTCCGGAGAGCATGGCTGCGGAAACGTTTGACTACAAGCCAAACGATCTAGTTCCCAGCCATTTGCCGGACGAATTAATCAGTGGACAGTTCCCGGATACAGAATCGAAGTACACCTCTTTGGAGCGAGCGCGGTGGTTTGTTAAACAAATCAGGCTGGTGTCTGTACCCA